TGCAATCCCAAGTTTGATAAAAAACTCACGCCTGTTCATTGTCATCGCATAACCCTATTTAGCATTTCAATCATTGGCCGCTCGTCGCCGCCGTTCTGGTTGATGTCCTCCCAGACGTTGCGCCCGTTGTTGTCAAGGATCATTAGCCAGTCGTCGGTGTGCGGTACGCAAATCACATCTTCGCCCAGATCGCGGAGCGCCTTCGCCAAGTACAAATCCGCCATGTTTGGATGCTCGCACGGTTCCAACGCTTCGGCAATCGGCTTCTGCAACCGACGCGGGATGCACGTTACACCGGAACCCGGCACGTCCACGTATACCGCTTCTTCGAGCGCCTTCCTGATCCTGTACTTTGCAAACGCACCGTAGTAGAATGATTCGTGGTTCGCCCCGTCCATGTAGGCATTGCCGTGTAACGTCACCGTCGCGTCGAAGTAGTCCGACCACATCGCCATGATCGTGCAATAATCGAACGGGTATCCGATGTCGTCGTCGCAGGTGAAATAGTAGTCCGCATCCACCTTGCCCAACCAATGGAACTTGCCGTAATCGCCGGGAAGATCGCCCCACGCCTTATTGCGGTAGACTTCCACCGTGGCCTGTGACTCCAGGCTTTCGACCGCGATCGCCAGCATGCTTTCGCGTTTGGGTACAGTCGCTATGGACGCGAAGTTGGTCATACCACCTCGTACCCCTCCACGCATCTGCAAAGTATCGTTTCCTCCGCTACCGCCCGTTCACCGCCCTGCGCGTTAGGATCGGACGGAAACATGAGCGAAACCGCACCGTGCGGGCCATGCAATATGTACGGCTCGTGCATCCCTCTCGGCTGCGCAAGTTCGGGGTGAATCCCCGTGTTGTGACTGTCCCGCGTCCGGTTGTCGCCCTTCACGTCGATCCAGTAATGCCGCAGATTTAGCCCTGTATCTAACACGCCCTGCCGCCCGCCTGCATTCGCCGCCGACATGGTTTCCGTCCGCGCTATCCGCTGCGCACGTTGGCGAACGGTCGTATCGTGGACGGGTGGACCGGTGTAGGGGTCAACCAACGGAAAGCGATCCTCGACCGGCCTGCCGTATTCCGTCCCGTCGATCAAATCAGCAATGCGGTCAACGTTCAACCCCTGTTCGAGTCCGATAAGCGTAATGCGATTGATTGCGTCGATCGTCGTCTGCGTAACCTGTTTTACTCGACGCCGCACGGGACGGGATGCGATCAGCAGCCGCGCCGCTTCCAGCCAGTGTTGCAGTAGATCCGCAATCTGCCGCACCAATTTTGCCGCATACGCTTCGTGAACCGCCCCCGCCAGATCGGGAAAGACGGACGTGTAAATCTCCGTGTACGCCGCCACAATCAAGTCCTCCGTATCGTGGATAACCGGAATGTGTGTGTTGGCGCCGTGTTCTCGGACGTGCGCCGCAATTTTTTGCGCCTGTTCGTCCAGCGCGTCGAAGGCTACGCCCTCCATTCGGGCAATCCACTCGTCCCGAATATCGTCTATGGCCTTCGCGAATTTGGTCTTTACGGCGTCAGAGGAAGGCCCCTTCGTCAGCCACTTGCGAAAGGGCGGAGCTTGTGAAGCGTCGTACTCTTACCGTTCGTCGGAAACGTGATCGACGCGGGGGCCTGGTAGTACTCGTCCCCTTCCGGCCCTTCAACCGGGTCGAGCCCGTCAATCGGTGCGCGGGATTCGTTGCGGGTCGTAAGTTGCGACTCAAACAGCGCCACCACCTTATCCGCTTTGTCCAACTCGCCGTTCTGGAACGCCTCCAACCGCTCGGGATGGAACTTCAGCGCCAGCCCCATGCCGTTCAGTAGCTGCCCGTTGTACGCCCGCTCGATCCGCCGTAAGTCGGGGATAACAACGTCGGTGTAGAACGAACGCACGTCCTGCTCGGATACGCTGCGGTTGGCCGCGTCTTTGGATTGAAGCATCGACATCTTGACCCGAAGTGCCGTTGCGACGCCTTCGCGGTGCAAGTCGATCAACTCGCGAGGGGAAAGATCAGATATGCCGTTGCCAAGCACCTTCAACTCCAGACCGCCCGCCTCGAGTATCCCGAAGTTGCCCGCGTTCTTAGCGCCACCGAACTTATCCTGCAACCACGCCTTGATCCGATTGATCTCTTTTTCCGGCGTACCCGGCGGAACATACGCCGCGGTCGGTTTCAGCAGCCCTCGCTTTAGCTCACCCCGCGTAAACAGGTCGATCTCGTACAACACGTCCGCATGACGAAGCGCCGCCCGCCCTTCGGACATTCGTTCCTCCGACTTGACCGGCAATTCCTGAAACGGGTTTGCAACGCCGATGTACAGCACTTCCTCCAACGCCAGCGGCTTCCGTACCCCGTTGATGATCCGCTCCCAAGCAATAAGCCCCATCTGTTCGGACACCTTTGGCTCGACCGTAGACGGCGCGAGATATTGCAATCCCTGGAATTTGCCGTTGTCCGCGTTGATTTTGAACCACGCGCCACCATCCGTAAGCAGCGACAACGCCGCTTGGAATAGCGTACTCGACAGGTTGGCAAGCGGCTTCAACTTCGGCGGTACGTCCTCCATCGTGGAATCCCAAATGGGATCGGCTCCGCCGGGCGTTGTGATCTCCCACGGGCAAGCGATCACCGCATTTGCCCGCGTGTCCATTGCCGCACGGAACCAACCGACGTCCTGGTAAGCCCGCGCCATAGCGATCGGGGCCGTGTTGTCCGCCAGAAAGTTCGCCCAGTCTCGCGGGTTGATCAGCGACAAGTTTTTGACCGCCTCGCCGTTTGCCGTTACGGGGGTGAGTGTCAGGGTCTTAGTCATGGTTTTATCCAGTCATCAACCGTCGTCGTACCCTTTGGTTCACGCGGGGTTATAAGAATAGATTTCGGCACACCAAGCCGCTTAACGATGCTTTGGCGGGCTATGTCGCAAACAGCCTTCGCATCTTCGATGGCAAGTTTGATTGTGGGTTTCTTAGTCATATACGAACCAGTGTTTGGTGCGGCTGAAAACAGCGTAGCGCATCGCGTCCATGCCGTGATCGTTCTTCTTGATCGGGTCTTCCTGAAACGTCCCGTCCTCCGCGTAGCGGCTCGTGTCTGGCGCTCTGCGGTACATACTCACCTCACGGTGAAGGTTGACGCTCGAAGGCGTAAAGACGATCTCGTGTTCCTGTACGCGCTTGATTCCCTCCGCTACCGATTTGTCAGCAGGAACGGCGTTAATGCCCTCCTGTTGCAACTCGAGAATCGACTTCGGTTCTGCGTTGTCGCAATAAACGGATTTGCCGGTGACGTAGCCCGCCTGCTTCATCCGCTGCGCAAGCATCGCGTTCGTAAGACCCGCCTCGTAGACGAGCTCGTGAACGTGGAGTCGGGGCCGGGGCGATCGGTCGATCACCGTGCAAGCGACAACCGCCGCCGGACTCTCGAAACCGAAGTCAAGCCCGTAGTAAATATCCTCCACCTCTGGAAACGGTGCGGTAGACCACTCGGGGTAGATGATACCTTTCGTGAACGCGCCCCATAGCCCAAAGCGGAATATCTCGCGCTCGGTTTCGTCTCGGATGCGATCGAGTTTTTCCGTGTAGTTCGCCCCGATTCGCGGGTTATCGTCTACGGTCGTGTTTATGACAAGCGCGTTCGGATACTGTTGATCCACGAACAGGTCCTTGATCCACCTTCCGGTCGGAAGCGGATTGAGCGACATGCAGAGTTGGAAGTACGAGGGTGGATTCTCGCCCCTGATCCTGCGGTCGATCTCGTTGAAATCCTCCTCGCTGCCCTCCTGCGCTTCCTCGAACCACGCAGAGGTGATACCCGCAATGGATTTAATCTTGTCCAGGTCGTCCATGCCGACCGTCGCCATCATCGAACCGTTGTGGAAGAACACGTCCGAAGTTGAATCCCGAAACCTCGCCGCCTTCGATATGCCTGCGTGTGCCATTACGTCCTTGACCTGTTGGTAGACTGAGGCGTGACACGTCTTGTAGACCTTGCGGATAAGCAAGATCCGTTCGCCGGGATTCGCCATGCACCGGGCGATAAGTTTCTGCGCGATAAAATAGGATTTGCCGCTTCCTGCGCCGCCGATAAGCACGAGGTATTCACCGGTCCAATTGAACGCATCCCAGTAGACGGGAAGGATATTGATGTCGGCATTAATCTGCTCCCTCATCCCGCTGCACGGTAACACTGAACACAGGTGCGCCATCCGCCCCGGTCACTTCCTGGCGCTCCGACCAAACGCCTTTCCGCAATCGAGCAAGCACCCATTTCGCCGTATCGGTTTTGATCTTCTCGTCCTCACTTGATTCAACTGCTTCACGAATAACGGCTTGCGCCTTGTCGGAAAGATCATCTAAGCCCCTGTCGATAGCCGCCTGTATCTCTGGCGTCTTGTCGGCCCTGTCTCGGATTGTGTCGCGATTGCACCCGATAAGCGCCGCCGCCTGTGACTGGATGCCCCCGGTTTTATCCAGTGCTTCGATGATTTCCTCATCGGTGTAAAGCATCGGGCGCATAGGGTTTGCGGATTTGCGGAGTTCGTGGAAAATCTACGCTCCCCGCCGTGCAAGCGCAAGTGGGGGCTAAAATCACGTCCGCTTCCTGTGCATTAGCAACGCTGTTTCGCTCGGATAAACAGATCCGTCTCGATCATCGACAAACCTCTGCCACGCCACTAATCTTTTACGCTCTGACTGAAACTCCCCACTTTCGACAATCCAATCATTGCCTTCGGTATCCAGGACATGCAGCACCGGTCCTCGATAGGCCCATTCCGGTTCAAGATGTACCCAGTCGTAAGCAGCGGGTTCTACATCGCTGAATTTGATCCACATTTCACCCTCCGTCGCGGCTTGGTTCACGTTTCTCCCGTGGCGGCGATCCTGGGCCGACGTAGAGATAACGGATCACTTGTTTGAGTTCGGCTTTAACTTCGTGGTATTCCGTCCACTCGCGACCGCCCATTGATCGAACGACCGGAACCTTGAATGGATGCCCCTTCCAGCCGTTTAGCGCCTTCAGTTCCAGTTCGGTTAATCGAAGGCCGGGTTCGTAGATGCCGTGATAATCACCGTCGAACCAATCCCATTCGATCAGGTAGTGCTTGCAGGCACGGGCAACTTCCTTCATCGTGAACAGGCGATTGACGGGGAATTTTCCATTCTCAAGGTCTTGCAGAAACAGTTCGGATCGTTCTGCTTCAAACTCGCTTACTTTTTTACCTGTCATTCGTATTGACAGACTTTCCACGAACTCGGCGATCGGCTCTGCCACATGGATGGGCGGTTTAGATTGGGGCACGTCTGGTAACCTTTCGGATTTACTACTACCGGTAATTAAAAGTATTTGATTAAGGGTCAGTAATAGGTTTCTTCTCAGTATTAAGTAGGTGTTGATTAACCGACTTTCGGTTTTACCGACGCTCGGTTTTCCTGTCTCTCGGTTGATTGACTGTTTTTGTTGAGTTTACATCTATATTTAACCGAACGACCGAGAGTCAGGTTTTCGGTCTCTCGGTGCTTCGTGGATAATGTAGCGCGTTCCCGCTATCGTCCCGTCCTTTTTCCTGGGGTGTTCTGCGTCCGCGTACCCGTACTCCACCAACTCCGCTAAGGCGCTGCGAATCGCTGTCCTCCCGTCCGGTAACTGGCTCACGATATGCTTGATGCTGAACTGCCAGTCGTCGGGGAAACTTAACAGATAGGCGTGGAGGCCCCGCGCCTTGAGTGATAGTCTTTCGTCGCGTAATGACGCCTGTGCAATGATCGTGTATTGCTTTCGTTTCGACAGGCGTATTACTGACATTCACATCCCCAAAAGGCGGGCCGTGTCCGTGGTCGCGCAATCAATTTTATAGCGCAAGCTCTGCCGCTTGGACTTCGATCTGGGCTTCGCTTTGTTTGCGCCGACACCTCGACCACGGACGGGAGCACTTGCAAGACTTACACTCCGCGTTCCGGTTGCGAAGCTGTACAAGACTTTTCGGTGCCGTTCTCCCATGTGGCCCATGTTTGCAGCGGGGGCAGGAGTTGAACCTGCCTGACCGTCAGGTTTGGAAGCTGACGACCGCCCCACCCGGCTGTTGCCCCGAGTTAGCCCGCTATGAAAAAAACAAGCCCACCCGTCCAATGGGGATGCACCGGAGAGGACTGGCGCGGGGAGGACGGGTGGGCTATCTCGCGATTTCCACAGCTACAATACATGATCCCGACCAGTAAATCAAAGCACATCCCCGCACCTAAATTCGCCCATTCGCGCCACATTCGCAAACGCGGCGGCAACTTTTTTTCGCGTAGGTGTTGACATTGCGTCACAGGTTTGCGAAGTTACGGGAAGTCACAAATTAAACGGATTTAACAATGAGCGGATTTGATAAGTGGTTATCGGTCAGGCTGCCCAAGTTGGCGGTGTCCATGCCTTGGCTTTACGAGGCCACGTCCGACGAACTGCGAGACTGGTGGGTTTGGGAAGTAAACAACCCGCAGGAGGTGGTGGGATGAAATTAAGCGAACGCGCAGAGCGCGAACTAATTTCGGAAATTGGTCGCGACTACGACCGTCGGGGTCAAGTAGACTTAAAAGTAGATCGCATGAATCGGATTTACGAAGCCCTAGAGCGCGAGTTAGTTGACGAGAATAAAGCCCTCCGCGCCCGCATTGCCGAGTTGGAGAATCAACGATAACCCTGACGGAATTATGACCGGCATCGACCTGCGCGTTTACCGCGTCCGTTTGCAACTGAAACAGTCGGAGATTGCCGACATGCTCGGCATCGCACGTTCGTACGTGTCGATGATGGAGACGGGCGACCGACCGATTCCCGCCGCGATCGCCAAGCGCGTCGAGGCCATCGCGAAAATGAAGGGGGTGAAATGATTGTACTAATGGCAATAGTTCTGATAGCAGTCGGAGTCACAGTCTCTGCTATTCTGGACGGATGGGTATTGAGTATCCTGTGGGGCTGGTTCTTCGTCCCGATACTAGATATGCCTCCCATTTCCACAATACAGGCAATCGGGATCGCGCTCGTGGTCACATTTCTGACGGGTCAGTATGTCAAGAATGAAGATGATACTTATGGCGCTCTGGCGTGGACGCTTGCCAGGCCATTTCTCGTGCTTGGTATTGGCTGGATTGTTCACGCAAACATGTAATCCAAATGAAGCAAAAATGAAGGGGGCTAAATAAGCCATGTACTTAATCGTAATCAAGAACAAGGACGGCGGTTTGGAGATAGTAACCGATACTGTTTACGTCCAAAAGGAAACCGCAGAGGCGTGGGTAGAGATGTGGAATCGCGATTTTCCGAGGGAAAAGCACGAATTGTACTTCGTGCGCGCCGACGACATGGACGCGGACATTATGCGCGAATCAATGGAGGGGTTGAAATGATTAGAGAACTGCGAATGAGGCGCGGCCTTGAACCTGACGATACGAGTCAGGATCATAAACTACGCGCCATGACAGGACGCCAAGCTTTGCGTGAGTTCGCGGCCTGGTATCTTGGAGACAGGAATTGGGCGGACGAGTTTTTAGACAGGGCTGAGACGTTAGGCGCAGACCTCTCGCCGCTTGACGAACCAATTGGAGAACAGATATGACCGACCTAATCACAACGCTCGAAGCGTTGGGCCGCGATCATCGCGATCGCCGCCGTGATCGCGCCCGTCTTGCAGGCGCTCGTAACCTGGAGGGGAAGGTGAGAAAACAATTTGAATTTATCAATGACGCAAAGGCCTTTGTCGCCAAATACAGCGATGCACTACACGAGATTGACGCGCTTAAAAAGGAACAGGCCACGTTCCACCCCTTCGTTCGCCAGCCAGAAGATGGACAAACTGTTCTCGTTGACGTGGGCAACTACTGGTTTCAGTGTACTTACGACGCGAAAACTCAACTATTCACCGACGACAACGACGGTACATCAACATACCGACACCT